GGGTTGATGTGCGCAATGGCTGACTAGTTCGAGTAGACCCTCCAGGCTCGCACCTGGACTACCAACTTGCTCAACTCTGTTGAGATTCAACACCCATCCGTACGTCGACACGGATGCAGCTAACATACAAATATGCAAATACTAACATTTTTAACTTAAACAGTTTTGAGCTCATCGTTTTAGTCCCGGAGGTATGAGTGGTTAATTCATAGCAGGGCTCTATCTCAACCGCGTTATTGCTCTAACTGTTTCTTCAGAAGTCCATCTGGTTTATTATTTTGCTGCCGCGAGATGGCATTATCGTTCTTTCTAATTTTTATATAGTGCTTCGGATTGGTTTGAGCTGTTTTGTTACAGCACAGACACTTCCTCTCATTTGAAGCGCAGCTTTGTAAATAGGGTCTGCGATCCCTAGACAGAGAGGAGAGGTGTTAACATGTTTATGTCAAACCATACACCGGGTTTTCCAGGATGGGGACTACTTCAAGCTTGTAGCTAGTAGCCCCAACAGGGAATGGTGTCGGAACAAACGCAACAGTTTGCCCAACACCCGACGTGAACCATGTGATGATTCTATTACCATTGGCGGCAGTAGTAAAACACGTGTTCGACTCACTACCATAGTTGGAGATACTGGTTACAGTACCATCTGTACTCCACGTCACCTGGTACTTACCTGGTGTACGTTGTTCCAGCTGGACTGAATCAATAGTAAAAGCCCCACCACCACGTGTGGTGAGGGCCCCCCCAAACACTCCATTTGTTACGCTGTAGTTACCCGTCTGCAAAAATGCTGACGTGGTTACTGGTTGCGGCTTCCGGAATTCAACCCGGTACCGAACCAACAACAGTCCAAGATTAACATCAGCCACAGCAAAGTGGATGGTGCCAGGACTATACAAACGCGCATCACCTGTGGTTCCCGTCTTGAGCCACGCCGATTGTTTCGGCGAAATAACGCATGGACTCCAAACTGCCGATACACAATGGTCAGCTGTATTCAAGTAGTCCGTAGCATTTGTTGGGCCATAACCACCAGTATCCTCTGGATCATAGTCAAAAGCCAACATAGCTCGTCCCGATGTTGTCGCAGGGCATGTGGGAACCCAACCAATCTCATACTGGATGCGGTATTCCTCAAACCCGGAAGCCATTGGTGACAACCAGGCGAACGTTTCGCTGGTTGTCACAATGTGATTAGCCCCATTAGCAACGTCTAGTGGTTCCGTATGTTCAATGCGGATACCACCCGAGACGTTGGTATATTTGGGCGCCTTCCCCATTAGCTGAAGAGACTTCGCTAAGGGTGCCACCATTGCCTTCATTTCCTGCTTTGATCCATTGCTCCCATTAGTACGGAAAGCACTGGCTATACCATTGTACAACCATTCTGCTCCCGCCTTGGCACCCTTTCCGGCCTGCATCAATGCAGCGTCCGCTAGGGCACGAACAAGTTCGTTTCCAACAGTACGACGTTTCCGTTGCTTTTGTGAGCCACGATATTTTACCATCTGACTCGACATTTTAGAACGTTTCTTTCTTTTCTTTTCTTCCTTTCAACAAATTACCAATTTGTCATTTACAGGCTTAGAAGGGAGCAGTCCCAACCGTCATGACCTCACGTTGCTCCACTTGAGCCACGAATTGCCAACTACGGTAGTACTCCTCGAGCGCTTCCTGCTCATCAGGGGTGACCCCGAATGCGACATAGAATGAATATCTTGCGTCTTCTGAAACTGGGGTTTCTTTGGGATGCAATCCCTTGGCCATGTAGGTCATCCCACACTGCCAACCCACGCTGTTCGTGATATCACTCTTTTCACCATGGCGGATGTACGCTTTGTACATTTCCTGAAAAACAGGAATTCCGCTTGTTAGGCTAAGTCCACACTCTCCTACCGCACCGAGCCACTTTGCTGCAGCTCTAGGTGTCGATATGTCAAACAAACACATTGTGTCTTTCTCACGTGCCTTCTCAAAGTTTCTACACATGATGAGCCCATTGGCTCCTTCCACTGGTTTGCATTGGCAAAACTCCACTTGGTACAACTCAGTGACAGGTGGTTCTTTGGTCATGACAAATCCCATGTCATCAAACCATTCATCCAGCCCTGCCCCAAATCTAGCCAAGTCTCTCTGCTCCATAAAAACAACACAATCATCCCCGTTGTTAATGAGCTCAAGTTTCACCCCCCTCTCCTGTCCGTACGCGTGGATCATGGCGCACATAATCAAGCAGTTTCCCAAAGCCGTGTTCATATCACCACTGAACCGCTTTCCTTCAACTGAATACTTGACTGTGCCATCATCACATCGACCAAAGCCGACGTTGTGGATCTGCCACCTTAAGAGCTTTTTAAGCTCTGGGGAACGGAACATTGCATTATAAATGCTATGCTCCCACGCTAGCATCTCTTTGCTAACGTGTTGATCAAACCTACTTGCATCAAGGCCCAACGCCACTGGCTTTTCGAATGACTCGAATTTCTGTTTGAGAATATCTGCAGTTTCTACTGCATTAAATCCCTTCAGAACAACCGGTGTGTCGGAACCAAAGACCTGTTGAATGGCCTTGTAGATTTTGTGTTCCACTGGTTTCAGATACCTACCCACTCCCACGTTGTAAACAGGCCTTCTAGGCTGTATACATCTTGGTGCCTTATCTCCTGGTACCTTCTCGCACTTAACAAAGCTATCACTATATGCGTCGCGTCTGCGAACACCGTTGATAGTGTAATCCTCTACCGCTCTTTCATAGATAGTTCGTTTACGTCCCGTGTACATCTGGGCAAAAGCCTCAGGGGAAACAGGGGAGGAAGTTCCGAGCCGTCTTAGAAGTTGCTTACGAAAACCCCGCAACCTGTCGTTTACCACGACAGGGTTGGGATCCTCAACAAGTCGATACTCACCATCGACCTTGTGATAGAAAACCCGCTCCAGCAATGCTGTGTTAAGGGTGTTGATGTCGGGATCATTGCATGTTAACGTTCGCTTATTTCCAGAGATCCCTTCTACTACGTAGATCTGGCGCGAACGGCAAGCGGCCTGAGCGTTTCGCTCCATGATCAGCCGCGGATGCGACAACGCCGAAACGTG